GATAAACGTGCGGAGCGTCTCCGGACTCTCTTTCGCTTCCAGGAACTCGGCGGCGGTCTCGCCCCACTGTTTCCACGGCGAGTACAGCTGGTTGATCCAGAAGCCGGCGACCTTCGAGGCTGGATTCGCCGCACGCCACTCGCCGCGCGCCAGCATCCACGGCTTCTTGAACGCCGGGATGAGAATGGAACAGTGCTCGCAGCGATAGGCCGCGCCGGCCGGGTCCGTATCGGGCCATTCCAGGCTCGGCCAGCGCAGGATCTGGAAGTGCCCGCACTCGGGGCACGGCACCCAATAGCTCTGGCGGTTCGATTTCAGCCAGGCGGACTCCACGCGTGACGCGTCTTTCACCGTCGACGAGGAGACCATCACGATCTTGCGATTCCAGAATGTGGCCGTGCGCTTGGTGGCCAGTGAGACCGGATCGCCCTCCGTGCCGGCGCTCGCCGGGTAACGGTCCACTTCGTCGAGCAGGACATACCGGATGGGCCGCGCGGCGAGGCCTGCCGCGGAATTCGCGCCGGCGATGGTGATGTGGCCCCCGGGGAAACGCTTGTGGAGCGTGGTGTTGTTGGCGTCGCGCGTCCGGACGTCGGAGACCTTGCCGCGCAGGCACGGAGTGTCGCGCAGCATGGGCGCCAGGCGGTCCTTAGACCACGACTTGCCGTCCTCGACGCGCGGCTGCACGACGAGCAGCGGGCCCGGATCGCGGTCCACGATGTAGCCGACGAAGTTATTGAGGATCTCAGTCTTGCCGATCTGGGAGCTGCTCATCACCACGACCCGCTCGTACGGGCTGTAAGGAGAGAGCGCGTCCATGATGGCCCGCTGGTAGGGCGCGCGGTCGGTGCGCCACTCGCCACGCTCGGCCGAGGCCTCGGAAGAGAGACGCCGGTTCTGGTCTGCCCACTCGGAGACGGTCTGGCGCGGCGGCGGCTCGAGCGAATCCGCAAGGCGCGCCACGCACACCTCAAGCCCCATGGCGTATGTCCTCGGCGAGTCCCTTCAGGATGACGGTCACCTCGGCGTCGAGGATCTCGCGCACCCGGCGCACGTCAGTCTCGGCGGCCAGTTGCGGCGCGAGCTTGCTGGCGATCCCGAGCACGCGGTCGCGGATCTGGCGGCCCAGCGTGTACCACTTGATGCTCACCTCGTCGGTTGGCACGAGCTTTCCGATCCGGGTTTCGTACTCCAGTTTCTTCAGCTTCGCGGAGAACACTTCCCGCGCCAGCCGGGCCTGGGCGAAGGTGGTCGGCTGCTGGCCGGCGGGCGCGTCGTCGGGTTTGTCATCCAGCACGGCGTCGGAGGCGGCGGCATCCACCATGCGCCCGCGCATGACCAGGATGCCGGCTTTGGCGAGTTTTCCGATGTACTGCGGGCTCTTGCCGCGATGCCGGGCGTACTGCGCCTGGGTCATCAGAACAGGATTAGCAGTCATGGGCCTTTCTCCCGCGACGGCCGGTTGCCGCTTCGTGAGGGGTTTCGTATGCTGAAAGAGGTATGGCCACGCTCCCGAATCAGGAGCTTCATCCGAAATCCGTGGCCGAGGAGTTAGCGGACATCGACGCGGCTCTCGACCGGGATGATGATAGACTGCACGAGCGCGTGCAGTACGAGATGGCGCGCCTGTTGGGAATGGGCGTCCTCGACGAGAAAGGCGAATTGATCGATTCGCAACTCCCTCCTGACATGCAGGAGGGGAGCGAATGCGACCTCGGATGATTGTTGTCGCCGGCCCTCCCGGCAGCGGAAAGTCCAGTCTCTTCTCTCCTTACCGGTTGGGCGTTGACGCCTTCGTCGCCGATGACCGGGCGGCGCGATTGAATTGGGGATCTTACCAAGGCATTTCACTCGCCATCCGGCAGCGAGTGAATCGCGAGTTGGAGCGATTCATCACGGGACACATTCAAGCCGGCCGGAGTTTCGCTTTCGAGACGACGCTGCGCACCGAGGCCACCCTTTCCCAGGGACGAGAGGCCCGCGCCAAAGGGTTTCTTACCGTCATGCGATACGTTGCGGTCGCCGACCCGGGCATCGCTGTTCAGCGGGTCATTGCCAGGGCGAAGGCTGGCGGCCACTCGGCGCCCAGTTCCGTCATTCGCGCGACCTATGCTGCAAGCCTGGGGAACCTCCGCTACGTCCTTCGCGAGTTTGACAGCGTGCGCGTCTACGACAACTCGATCACCGGTGAAGCTCCAAAGCTCGTGTTACGTACCCGGCAAGGCCAAGTCACCTTCAGGGCATCGACCCTGCCGGCCTGGTTGGAGCCGGCGATTCCCACTGAATAGGGGCTCGCCAGTTCCGGGAGGCATCAACCAATCAACCCGTTTTCCGGCCTGCCGCTGGCCAAAGCGTGCCATCGTTTCACCCGCCGCCCGGCTCGCGAAAAGGGTACCAACGCCACCGGTCCCTGTGACGGGTTCGATGGTGTGACGGCTTGTGACCGGTTTTTCTCAAAAACGGTCCTTATACGCGCGGGGCAAAGAATGTTTTGAGAAAAAGGCATCACAACCTGTCACACCGCAAACCCGTCACACCTCTTCTCCCGAGGCGCCGCCTTGGGCCCGCAGGGCGATGCCGACGTAGACCGTGCCGTGGCGGCGGTGTTCCTTGGCAAAACCCCGATCCTTCAGCCGCCTGCCGAAAAGCGTCTCCGTGATGGCGTTCTCGCCTGCCCCCTCGGCCCACGTGCGGTAGCACTCGTAGAGTTGGCGGGCTTTGCCGCTGAACGAATCGGCGACAACGCAGCACTCCTCGATGAAGCGGCCAAGTTGGTCGTTCTCCGCGCGCCAGTCGTCGTTTGCCGCGGCGACCTCAGGCGGCTTGCCAAGACCATGCTGCCGCCACAGCTTCGCGCCCTCCACCGCCCAGGCGAGGATGCCCTCGGCTTCTCCGAGCAGCTTGCGAGGCAGGCCCTTGTCGATCTCCTCGGGCGGGATCGTGACCGTGAACGGGATCGGGTGCAGGCGGTTGAAGGTGGCTTGGTCGTCCGCCGCCCGGATCATCGGCTTCGAGTTGGTGTCCATCCACAGCTTGTGCGTCTCAGGGAACTCGATGGGGTTCTCGTACTTGCGCGTGGCCTTGATCTTGCCCATGCCCTGGGTGATGCGCTTCAGCTTGCCTTGTGAGAGGCGCTGCCCCTCCTCGGTCTCGGACGTCATCACGAACCGCGCGCCGCGAAGGTCGGCAAGATCCGCCTGGGTGTTGTTGCTCTCCTGGCGCGCCATCAACGTGTCTACCTGGAGCAGGACGGAGTACTCCTCCAGCAACAGCAGGAACGTCGAGAGCAAGGTTGTCTTGCCGTTGTTGCCCTTGCCGAATGGGACGAAGATGGCTTTCTCCTCCGTGGTGCCTGTCAGAGAGTACCCGAGCGCGCGTTGCAGATAGTTGACCATGCGCTCGGCGCGGTCGAGTTCAGGTTCGGAGGCGTCCGGATGGTTGCCCATCATCCGTGCGACGACGCCCAGGAAGAGCGGACAGCCAGCCTGGGGATCGTAGTTGTGATGGACGAGCTTCGTGATGAAGTGGGCCTGGCTGTGCGTCGCCAGTTCGCCGGAGCGCAGGTCCAGAGTGCCGTTGAGGAAGTTGATCAGGAACGGGTGCGTGTCGAGTTCGACGGGCGTGATCACCAGTTCACATTCCGCCATGGTCAGGAGGTTTGCGATCCGGCGCGCGTCGAGCGACACGTAAGCGAAGTGCTGGTGATCTTCATGCTCGGCGTGGGTGGCTTCCGCGAGGCATTCGAGCATGGCCTGCTTTGCCAGACGGCGGGCAGCGCCTTTGTCATCAACGGCCCACCGCCTGCCGTCCCAGACGAGCCACTTCCTCAACGCTGGACAGTACCGAAGCCGATCACCGAATTTCAGGATCAGGCGGTCGGCATTGCCCGTGTCGTTCCGCAAGAATTCGAGCAGTGGGGACTTGGGCCGCGCTACTTCCGCAAAATCTTGCAGAAGTCCGCGGGCCGGCACAGGTGCCTCCGGCGGCGGTTCGACCGGCTTCGAGTTGTCCACGAGTGCGCGCAACTGCTCCAACGTGCCGCCCGCCTCGATCCAGTCCCACAGATCGCCCTTTGCTGGCACGCCCGGCAGGCGGATGTTCTTGACCTCGGCCACATAGCGAGCCAGCGCTTCAGAGACGACCTTGCCGTGCGTCTCGCCCTTCTCGTCGCGGTCCACCACGATCCGGACGCGCTTGCCGGTGAGCGGCCGCGTGTAGTCGGCGCACCACTTTCCCTCACCGTCGGGCGAGCAGGTGGTCACGATGCCCAACTCGGCCGCGCCACGGTCGGCAGCCTTCTCGCCGTTCACGATGAAGACCTCATCTGCGGTCGCGAGGGTGTTCAGGCGATAG